GCAGCACCGATGCCGTTCCAGCGGCTCTGGCTGTGGTGTGATAAAGGTTTGCGCTTCCCTCTGGAACGGCATCGGTGCTGCCGGGAGAAGCTGATATTTCTATGTAAGCGCTACCAGACCAACGGTAGGTTCTGTTGGTATCGAGCGTCACATAAATCACACCTGCCGAGCCGACCCCAGGGAATGCGGCAAGGTTCGCGAACTCCAACACATCATCTACAAATGAGGGCAAATATGTCGATGCGATCTTGCTCGACCCATCGAGCGGCGCGACGCCATTCGCTGCGCCTTTTTCGCTTGCTGGGATCGCAGCATCCGCCTTTGCACCCTGAGCGGCAGTCGCAAAATCTGTTGCCGCAGCCGTTGCGGCAGTTCCAAGACCGAGCGTGGTGCGAGCCGCATTAGCACTTGTATCGTCAACGAGGGTAGCGCCAAACGCTGAGATGCCATGTGCCGTATTTGAGCCAGTGTGTGATGCTAGGGTTGACGCCGAAGCCACGTTGCTGAGATTGGCTCCAAGAGCCGTCTGTACAGCGTTGACGGCATCGGCCAGCGCATTGTGGTGCGGAGCATGATCATTAGCGGTAACGGTGCTCTCGCCTTTGTCCGCCGCAATGTTGTCAAGGGCTCCAGGAAATACGCTTGCCATTTCTTACTCCCTTAGGCGTGAGTGATTGTGGCGGAATTGATCGTGATGACCTGACCGGCGTTGATCGAGGTGTTGTCGAGCACAATGTCAGCGTCAGATGTGCCCACGGTGAGACCCGTGATCACATCGGTACCCGCGCTATCGCGGATGCGCGCAGCAGCGGCAACACCTGTGTTGTTGGCAGCAGTGTCGCTCTTTGGAAATCCAGAGAACGTCAATACGCCGTTGGTCGCGGTCGCCGATGGGTCTGACAGAGTGATCTCCGCGAGAACAGTCGCCATCCCAGCGCTACCGATTTGCAATACGCCTGGGCCAGAGCCCGCGTCGATTTGATCTCGTACCGCCAATAATCTGGCGTTTTTTACTGCGGTGCTATAAATAACTGCCACGATGTGCTCCTATCTCAAAACGGTCAAACGGACGTCGCGAATTTCTCACGGACATGAAACTGCAACGGCTCAAAGACCGTTTGCACCTCGCCATCAAAATCAATCTCAACGTCGCCGAAGTAGTGACCGGGTTTTACTTCAAGCGTGTCACCTGGAAAATTGAAAATTACCTTTCCGGTCACGCCGTCATTGACCTTTGTGGTCGAAATGATCGTCAGGACCTCTTTGCTTTGAACGCTTCGAAAATAAATTCGAACCGTCGTTGTGGTATCACTCAAGTCGATGGCGGAACCTGCATCATCCGTAAGACTCAGCGTGACGAACGGTCGGTTGTCGCCCTGTACCAGATTGATTACGGAAGACATCGCGGCACCCCTATGCGCGTCCCAAACGGACGCTCCAGTCGATGTACTTGCCGATATAGCTCAGGGCGTTACGGCAGACCGCCAGATTCAGGGTCGGGCGGGGTCGGTAGAACTGAGACACCTCACCAACGGTGGAAGACTGCAAGCCCTCCTGAATATCGCGCTCTATCGGACTGCCGCCGAGCAGATAGTCGGCCTGCATCAGCTGCGCCTTGCGAAAGTCATTGAGCTGCTTGGTCGTCAGACGATCAAAGGAGTCTTCGTCGAGCTCCTCAATGGTCGCAATCTCAATCTCACCATCGGTGTAGCGGAACTCATAGGAAAACGAGTTCAGCTGGTCGAATGCCCGGAACAGGGCGAACTTGCGGGTTTCCTCAGACGCTGCGCTCCAGCCATTAAGGGGAACAACGGCCCGAGCGATGATGAGTGCCGTCTCGTACGTCATGAACGAGTTGTCGGGCACCACGAAGAGCTGCTGCTCCTCGAGCAGATAGTCGACCAGGACGATCTCAGTTGTCGCCGCCGTAATGGTCAGCTCGACCCGCCGAAAGCCAATGGTGTTGTCGACGAGGGCATTTGTCGCAGCTGAAATAAGTAGATTGATCTTCGTTCCGGTCGGGATGGAGACCGTGGTGCTGGCTTGAACCTCGTCGCCCTCGTCATCGAGAACGCGGTAAGCCAAAGCGGTAGGCGTAAGAGGCCGACCCTCATCATCAATGAGCGGGATACTCAGAGGCACTTCAGTCGCGGCCCGGTAGACTTTCACACCTGGGCTCCGAGGATCTTGTCGATCAACTCAACGACGGAGCGACCCTTGACGCCCTTTGACTCGCCAATCGAGCGAAGTCCGTCGATGCCCCGCTTGTCGGCGATGGCTTCGAGCTGGGCGCGGGTGTAGACATCGCGAACCTGACCGCCCACCAGCTCCTTGGTCGGGGTCGTGTCGATCTCGGCAGCCTTCTCGACCGTCTTCGTCTCCGGGACGTAAGCGGGAGCGGCATCTTCGTCGCCCACCGGGTAGGTGATCGTCTGGGCGGCGATGCTGGAGGGCGAGTCGTGAATCGGGTAGGTCGAGGGGTGCAGCCGACGACCGTCCTGGTCGTAGCACTCGAGCGATGAGCCAATGCGAAGGGCGGCGCGAAGCGGGATCGTGCCCGTCGACTTGCCGTCCTTGAACAAATACGTTCCGAGCGGGCCGGTGTACCCTTCCCAACCGGCAGCTTTGATGATCACCGAGACTGGTTCAGCCATTATTCTCACCAAAATCAAAAAGGGGCAGAGGTTTCCCTCTGCCCCTAGTATAAGTCGCTCGTGACTTATTTGCCAACTTAGATGTTGGTCAGACCCTTGACGCGGGCCAGCGACTGGGTGGACTTCAGCGCAACGCCGCAGTACCACTTCAGACGAACGCGCCATGCATCCTTGTTCTGAACGGTGCCGACTTCCTCGACACGGATACCAGCGGACGGACCGCCGTAGATGCCGTGCAAGCCGTCGAGCTCGTTCAGACGAACCGCGTACACCGAGCAGGTCACCGAGCTCGAACCCTGGACTTCGTTGCCCGGGAGGAAGTCGTTGACGAGGATCGGAACGCCGTTGTGGGTCAGCATCGGACGCGAGAAGTTCTCGAGCTGGAGCATCGAGGCGTCGGTGCCACCACCGATCGTACGAAGGAGGTCCTTGTACGCACGGATCGTGCCCGAACGCATGACAATCGCGTCTGCGCCATTCGGCACCATGTCGAGCAGCTGGTCGAGCATGCCCAACGTGAGAGCCGCACCGTTGGCACCAGCCGTCATCGTCTGACCGGCGACCGACAGAGCGGCCATACCGTCAAACTCCTTGGCATTGGAGCCCGAGTTACCGATGGCGAGGGTGCGCTCGAACTTGCGAGCCAGAGCCTTGCCCTTGAGCGCAATCTGAACGGCCAACTGGTCGTTCGTATCGCCCATGGTTTCCATGAGGAACTTGTCCACGTCCACATCGCCCGCGAGGATGCGAAGGTTCGTGGTGACCTCAGTAAACGTGGCTGCGCCTTCGTTCACCGTGTCGTTCGGATCAAGGAAGTCACCTTCGGAGATGCTGTTCTCACGATTGTAGACGTAAGCCTTGCCGTTGACAGGCACGAAGGGCAGGACATTGAACACGCTGTCCTTGGTGATGATCTCTTCGATCACACCGCGAACGAGCTCATTTCGGGAGAGCTTTGCAGCTTCCGCCTTCAGAAGAGCCATGTAATCCTACTCCTTGCAAGAAAAAACCTAACGCGCAGGTGGGAAACAGTTAAGTCACCCATGGCTTACATTCTACAGCCTGGAACTGATAACTGTCTACTACGAGCGCGCAAACTTCTTAAGACCGCCCGAGCGAATGGCATCGGCGATACGACTTACCCCGGAAGTATTCCCGGCTGGGTCGCTCGACTTAGTTTTCACTCCGGCAGTGCCCGAGTCCGCTCCCTGCTTGATTTTTGCCTTCAGAAGCGCGTCTCGGTCCGGATCAACTTCCACGAGCTTCTTGAGGGCGGCGTCAAACGACAGCGGGTTGCCCTGACCGTCGACGAGCGGCGCACGACCCTCGCTGCCGGACGGCTTGTCATACGCAATGACACGCCCTTCGGCATCACGTTCGAAGTGCGAGCCGTAAACGGTCCGCGCCTTCGAAGGAGTCAGCACCAACTCATCAGCAATGAACTTCGAACTGGAGAACGCCTGACCGACGGTCAACTGGTCAATCTGACCGGCGTAGGCACCGAGCTTCTGGTTGAGCTCCTCGATCTTCTGAGCAAGCGTCTGCTTTTCCACGTTGTGGGCCTCGAGCATCTGCTGGCGAATCTTGTCCCATTCGCCTTTCTTTTCCATCTGCTTGAGTTCCGCATCGCGCTTTTCCTGGACTAGCTTCCGGACATCCTCCGGATTCAGGCCTTCCCAGTTCTTCAGCTGGCTGGAGTATTCATTGAGCTTGGACTCAAGCTCCTTGATTTTCTCCTTGCGGCTCATGGACTCCCGGAGAAGCTCACGCTCCTTGTCGGTCATCCCACCAGAATTCTGTGCACCGCTGTCACCAGCCGCCTCAGAACTCGCCGCAGGGGCAGCACTGGAGCTAGCCTCGTCACCACTACCCGGATTCTGGGTGGTGCCTTCGGGAGCGCCGTTGTTGCCTTCGTTCACACTTGCTTCAGTCGTCATTGCTTTGACCTCTCTCTTGGTCGAACTTCGCCCAGTCTCTCGGGCTTAACACTATTCCCGCTCAGGATCTGCGGTCGTGCCAAGTGGCTCTGGCTGGACCGCGCCCTGAGTGGGCTCCTGGGAATCGCCGAGATCGTCCGAATCGCTGTCCGAGTCGCTTGGGGACTCGAGCATCTCTTCGACCGATTCCGGCCACTCCATCAACTCTTTGTCGATCTCCGCTCGCTCGGCATCGGAGATGACCGGCAGCATCTTGTCGACCAGCTTGCTCATCTGGATGCGGCGAATGATCGCCGGGGCGCTGATCTTCTGGAGCTTCGCCGCCATGTCGAACTCGTCGACCAAGCCGCGAACATCGAACGTGTCTGAATACTTGACCCACTTGGAACGATCGGTGTCCGAAGCCACCGTGTCGCCGTTCCACATCATCACGAGCTCGACGATCTCCTGCTCCGCGCTCTCGAGGGAGTGCGCCTTGGTGCTCAGGAGGGCATTGATGCGCTCGAAGTCGTAGGCCTTGGCCACGCCTGAGCTGTTGTCGATGCCCATCGAGTTGTCTTGCTTGGTACGCTCACCGGCCATGCCGACTGAGTGGTAGATCTCGTTGATCACCTGGCGAATGGCCGTGATGATCACATCCACCTGCTTGGGGTCGGGCGATAGAAACTCAGGCGCAACACCGGCTTCGGCGTTGTAGAGGAAGATCCTCTTGGTGCCCATCTCTATAAGCTTATTCTTGGTCTGCTCTTCCTCGCCTGGCATGAGGGCTTGAGCAGGAATAGCCAGCTGCGAAAAGGTCTGGTCTTGGATGATGGCATCCAGGTTACTGAGGTAGTTCGCAACCGCCCGGTCCTGGTACGCGATGTCATTGATGAGCGACGGCGCGTAGTAATCGCTGTAGTGCTCGACGTGATCGTGGACGATCACCGGCACCCTCCCGAGGCCATGAGTTCCCTCTCCCAGCTTCGTGACCGTATAGCGGTACGAATCGACTTCAGTGACGATGACATCCACCGGCACTTCGTCACCCTGCTTGTATTCGCTCAGCTGGTAAAGCACCCAGCCGGTGCGAGTCCACAGGCGCAGTCGCTCCTCGACGTCGCCCGATGAATTTTCGAAGTCCGAGTCGTCGCGGTAGGTTTCCCGGATCAGAATCCAGTTGAGCTCGTCGTTTTCGTCGAAGCTCATGTCCACCGCGTCGATCGGGTTGACGATGTAGGCAAAATTGCGGATGCCTGCCCGTCGGGCGTCGGCCACCGAAATCGGACCTGCGATCTGGTTCGTGGAGTCGACGACGATATAGACCCGGCCCATGATCGACGCCTGCTTCGAGACGTTCCTCATGAAGTAGTCGATATCCATGCCGTCCTTGGTCGTCTGCATCCAGAACCGGATGACGCTCTGGGGGACGTTGTCGACGCCACGGGCAATCTGGGTGCGGAACAGGTACTTGTTGACCAGGTCCACCACTTCGCGGCTGTGGTTGAAGCGGTAAGCACGGGACTTGCGGGCCTCGTACTCTTCCTCGCCTTCCTTCCAGTACTGGAACAGGTTCTGATCGAACCATTCGCGTCCGCCGTCGTAGCAGACACGCAGGAACTCCCAGTGCTCGAGCCGGTCGTCGTACTCGGGGTGTCGTCGCAACAGGGCTTTGGCGAGTGCTTTCTCTGACATAAGAACGACCTTATAGATTGCGATAGTATGTCACGGCTAACTTAGTTTTACAAATTCAAGCCAACGAGCTTGATCTGCCGTAACGGAAACTTGAATTCGATGCAGTAGCCCAAGGCGTCGGTGGCGTGCTCCATGCCGAGCGCCTTGTCGACTTCTCGCGAGCCTTCCTTGTAGACGGTCTGCTCGAGCGAAGCGATCGTGCTCTTGCACTTGGCGTCGACCCGCATCTTGATCGAACCGTCGGCGGCCTTGAGGAGGCGGTTCACGCAGTTCACGCGGTCGGCCACCTTGGGGTGCTTTCGACGGAAGTAGATCCGGTTCAATCCACGCTGCCGGAAGATATCCAGGTCGGTCTCACCCCGGGCGTGCTGGTGGTAGATGCCCGCAGGGTCCGGAAACATGGCGATGTTGTTCAGGTGTCGCCAGTAGCGGCGCTCGATCTCGTTGACCGCTTCTTCGGTGGACGAGTTACGCAAAATAATCTCATCGACGATCCAGACCTCCCCGTTCGACTGGAGCTGCATCACCACGCCCGACATGGGGTCGCGGTTGAAGTCCTGGCCGATCCAGAGGGGCAGATCCGGGTTGAACCGGTAGTCGCCGACGTGGACCTTGCGGTCGAACGGGTAGTAGACGCGCCCACCCATCGTCTCGAAGCTCGCCTCGAGCTCCTGCTTGAACGACTTCTCGTCCATTTCCGCCCTCGCCTGCTCGATTTCCTCGGGCGGGACGAAGGGGCTGTCGACCGAGCGGAACTGCCAGGAGTGCCAGCGGTGGGCTTTCTGGAGCTCCGGGCGCTGCCCGAGCATGTACAGATCGTAGAGGTGGTTGAAGCTCTTCGGGGTGCCGATGAACGTCGCCTTGCCCATGGTCGTGGCCAGGGTCGGGCGAATGATCTTTACCCAGACGTCCGGAGACATGTCCTGGAACTCGTCCAGCACAACGTAGTTCAGGCCCACGCCGCGAAGGGTGTCGGGGTTGTCCGCACCCTTGCACATGATTCGGGTGCCGTTGACCAGCTTGATGGCCATCTTGGTTTCGTTGGTCTTCTGAATCCATTGCGTCGGTACGCTGTCCAGAAGGTCGACCCACATGATGTCCTTGGCCATGGGGTAGGTCGGGGCGACGTACCAGATCAGCTGGTTGGGCTTGATGCCCGCCGTCGCCAGGATGGTCGTCTTGGCGTAGTTGGTCTTGCCCCAGCGTCGTCCGGCGACGATCACCTTGAAGCGGGCGGGCGTTTGCCAGACTTCCATCTGCCCGGGATGCAGGGCAATCCGCTTGGCCGTCGAGACGGCTGCGTCACCCAGCATCATCGGGCTTGGTCTCCTCTTGTTCGATCTTCTCGACGAACTGCTTCAGCTCCTCGTCGGATACATCGTCCTCGACCGCACCGCCGTCATGTCGGTTTCGGATCGCTTCGATTTCGGCTGCCGTCATCTCGGTCACGATCAGCGCCGGGATCTCGTCACCCGTGTTCTCGTCGCGGTCGAGGCCCAGCACGCGGAAGCGTTCATCCCGAGCGATCGAGATTGCCGTCATGGCGTCCTTGATCGTACGAATGTCATCCCGAGCGCCGTGAATGCTCTGCTTGTTCTTGACCTTGTTGGCGATGATCTGAAAGGTCAGCTTCGCCAGGGTCTGGGCAAACTGGTAATGCTCGTCCTTGGTCTCGGCGACCCGCTTCATCTTCTGGGCGTGGACGTCGACCAGGGTCTCGCGCACCTTCTCCGTGGCGGCTGCTGCGAGCTCGCGGCTCTTGATGCCCTTCTTGACGCCCCGCTTCGACAGTTCACGGGACAGGAACGTCGGATTGACGAGGAACTGCTCCGCCAGCTGCTCGAGCGTCACCGTGCCGGACGCCCACATCTCCTCAATCGTCGCCCAGTCTGCGGCTGACAGACGGGTCTTCTTTTCCTTGGAGTCCTTATCGCTCATAAAAATGGGGTGCTCGACCTTGGGAGGGAGGAACGTCGAGCACCCCGTTGAGGATGTTCGACCATTCTACCATAGTCACCGCTTACGGCATTTTTCATCGCCGCTTCAAAAATTCTTATTTTCATGACTATATTGTCGTGACAACGGAACCGACGACCCTCCCCCGGGAACCTTCTTTTAGAAGAAGAGAAGAATAAGAAGGCCATCTATAGGTCCCCAAAGAGAGCAGCTAACTGTTCAGCCGTCTTATCAAGCTCTTTCCTTAGCGTTGAATAACTCTCGGCCGTCGGTGAATACACGATCCGTGACCGTAACCGTCGGCGTTCCCGCCGATGCTTCATGATGAGGTTCTTGGAGATCAACGAGCGGAGCGTGAACTGCATCGACTGCTTGGTCGTACGCCGTTCGACGCGCTCGAGGATCTGATCCAGGTCCACGAAGGTACCGTCAGGATTACCTCGAAAGATAACCTCGAGGACGTCACGTTGGTGGTCGGTCAAGTGCATGTGTCAGTAGGTCCACGCGGAGTGGTTCGTTTGGCTTCTGAAGATCGAAGGCCATCAGTGGCATGCGTTCAGGAAGCTCTCGGCCCACATCAGGGTTGAGATAGACGCCATACATCGGGCTGGCGAATACAAGCTGCTGCAAATTTCGCAGCACCTCGTAGAAGCCCATGTCGTTAACCCGTGAAATATCCTTTGCACCGTTCTTCTTGGTCTTCTCCATCGCGGAGTGATCCCAGTAGAAGCTTCGGATGCGCTTAAGGACGACTGCCTGCTGCTCCGGTGGCATCTCGTCGTATTCGTTCTTGATGGCAATGAAGTCCACCGGGTCGGACTTGAAGGTCGTTGCAAAGAACACAACGCCATCTTCGTAGCAGGGGTGCTGCTTCGGTTTGGCGAACACGAACCCGGCCTTTTGGGCGAAGGTGTTGAACCGCGACATCGAAGACTGAATCTCGATGATCTTTCGCCCTTCAGAGCGCCCAGCAAGGTTTAATAGCCGATATGCGACACCGATGCCCCGGTACATCGTGTCGACGACGGTGCGACTGTTGAGCGCGATATTCGCGTTAAGCCACTTGTAGCGATACGTGTTGGTGTACTTGCTGTCACCCGATCCGGGCTTTAGGTTCGGGAAGAGATCGTGTCGAGGAGCCAGCAGACCGCGTGGCTGGGTCATGATGCAGACGCCGACCAGTTCGCCCCGCAGCGTGCAGCGGTAATAGCGCCCACCGGTTCGACCTACGGCCTTGTAGTGCAGCTCATGGAGAGCCTCCCAGTCTTCCCGGGTGCCAGGCTCGAATACCATCTCGCGAAGCAGGGAGAATTCCCCCTGGGAAGCCGCATGACGCTCAACTTCCCAAAAGTCCTCGTCGAGGATCACTTCAGGCTGCGAGCTGAACATCCACCTTCTCTCGGAAACGCTTGTGGACCGTGACCGTCGGTCCGAGCTCCTCGCTCAGGTCCGTATGGGTCGTGGCGACCACGAGGGTCTTGCCCATCTTCCGGGCGATCTTCTGCATCGAGTAGGCGACGATCTTCGCGGTGATTCGATCGAGAACCGCCCCGAATTCGTCAGCAATCCAGACGTCCGCATCGCTTTCCATCAGATGGGCGAGCTTCATGCGATACCGCTGCCCGTCGGAGAGCTCCGAGGGCTTGCGAATGAACAGGTAGGCGTCGTTCAGACCCGCCTTGGAGAGCAATTCGAGCGAGGTACGGGTGTCCTTGCCCAGCTGGTCGACCAGCGGCACTTCCGGAAGGTTGACCTTCTCGATATTCGCGATTTTCTGCCCGGAAGCCTCCATGGCTTCAGCTAAACGACGCAGGAGGACGCTTTTTCCGCTTCCGGACTGCCCGGTGATGTAGACCACATCGCCCGGATTGATATCCAGCTCGAGATTTTCGAAAACCGTGAAGGCTTTTTCGTCCAGGCCGAGTCCGAACGCTTCGGCGACCTCGAGAACGCGCTTGGAACGCTCTACTCGGGTCTGGAATGCCTGGCTGATGACGTATTTCATCGTCCGTTCACCCGGACGAACTCTTCGCAGAACTTTCCGAGGGCGATTGCGCCGTCTTCCTCATTGGTTGTGGCCTGAATCATCACGAGGAAGTCAGTAATCGCCCGGGCATAGTCACCCGGAACGTGCTTGAACCCGAAGACCTGGTGGATATTGATCTGCCGACTGTTCAGCGACGCCAGGAGCTCGTCGGTCTTGCTGATTTGCGACTCGGTCGCCTCTTCGATGTCGGCGATTGTTTCATCGGTGTTCAGATCGGCGAAGTCATTGATCGAAAAGTCGAGTTCCTTCTTCGAGAACCCGAGCTCCATCAGCTCGTCCATCGACAGATCGTCGGCACTGATCAGCCCATCGAGCTCGATCTTGAGGCGATCCGCATCGTCATCGGTGCGGGCCACGCGGTTGTCGACGATTCTCGACGCATTGGCTTCGGCGGCCGTCAGGTCCGTTCGGACAATGGTCGGAAACTGTTTCATGCCGAGAAGCTTGGCGGCCATCCAGCGTCCGTGACCCTTGATGATCACGCCTTCGCCGTCCACGACGATCGGCTGATCGGGTCCGAAACGCTTGATCGAGGCGGCAATCTCCTTCACCTGCTCTTCGGTGTGGATTTTGACGTTGTTCTCGTACGGTCGGATGTCTTCCAGCGACCAGGATTCGACGCGCTCTACCGCTTTCTTCTCGACTGCACTCATGACGCACTCCAGTTCTTTAGGACATGAACGAGGGCATCACCGGCATTCGTCAGTGAGTCAGAATCGGTCAGCCCCTGTGACTTGATGACCTTGGAAATCAGGCTTGACACCCACTCCGCGTCCTCCACGGGTACCTTGAATCGCATGATCTGATGGGTTGGCCCCGACGACACTTCGGTCGGTTTCAGCTCGATCTCGTCGTCGTCGCCGTCGATGTCCAGCGAGTCGAAGTCGAGCTCGTCGGTCTTGAAGATCACCTCGAGTTCCTTGTCCGAGTACGGCAGAAACGTCGCGAGGTCCGACGGTTTACCTAGGTTCTTGAGTAAATTGGCGAGGCCTTCTGCGTCATCGACGCCGTAGCGTCCGTTATCGACGAGACCGATCTCCTTGGCAGTGTCGTCATCCAGGCTGCCGAGGTTGATCACCGGCACCGTGCCAAGACCCAGCCGCTTGGCGGCCTCCCAGCGATGCTGACCGCCGAGGATCTCAAGCTCCTTCCCGACCTGGCGAGCCAGAATCGGCTTGAAGATGCCGAAGCGCTTCAGGCTTTCGTCGAGCTTGGCCTCGTTGTCCGGAGAGACAACGTTGGTGTTCCACGGGTTGGGCCGCAGACGCTTTACATCAACTTCGAGGTGTTCGTATTGCATGCACTGAAAATAAGTCAGCCGTGACGTATACTATAAGCGCGATGCTTATACTTTGCAAATACGATGGCTGGCCGAATCACCCTGGCCTATAACGCGGTCAACGCGAAGTTGATCGATGCGGACCGGGATACTGCCCTTCTGGTCTCGAAGCTCCTCAGCTACGAAGTTGACGGAGCCGAGAACATGGAGGCCTTCAAGTCAGGCCACTGGGACGGTCGAAGTTCCTTCTTCGAAATGCGCCAGGCCCGCTTTCCAGCGGGCTTTGTGCATCTGGTGTCGCAGCAGCTCACGAAGCGCGGCTACCAGGTGCAGGTACTTCGCAAACCGCTGCCGCTGCCGAAAGGCCCCGAGCGACCGCTCTTCGACAAGTTCGGCTACTCGAGTTCCGACTACGACTACCAGCCCGAGACGGCCGATCGACTGATTCGTCACGGTCGCCTGATCGCCCAGATCGCAACCGGTGGCGGTAAATCTCGCGTCGCGCAGGTGGTGACGGCCCGCATCATGCGCCCGACCCTGTTCCTCACGACGCGCAGCGTCCTGATGTACCAGATGAAGGAACACTACGAGTCGATGCTCAAGGGGCTCGCAGAGTTTCACCCGGGCATGGGATCGATGGCCAAACACACGGTGGGCGTTTTAGGGGACTCCGTGTGGGACCCCCGCAAGTTCATCAATGTCGGGATGGTGCAGACGCTTATAGCGCGTCTGAAAGAGCCCGACCCGTTCGCAGCGCCCGACAAGCAGGCCGAGCAAGCGAAGATCCGGGCCGCAACGATCCGGCTACTCGAGTACTTCGAGCTGGTGATTCTCGAGGAGGCCCACGAGGCGTCCGGCAACAGCTACTACGACATTCTTTCGCACTGCAAGTCCGCCCATTACCGCCTGGCACTGACTGCCACGCCCTTCATGAAGGACAGCGGCGAAGCCAACATGCGCCTGATGGCGGTCTCCGGCCCGATCGGCATCCGGGTCACCGAGAAGCAGCTGATCGATGCGGGAATTCTCGCCAAGCCCCACTTCAAGTACATCGACCTCGAGAAGCCGCTTGGCCTGATGAAGCGCACCCGCTGGCCCAACTGCTACACCTTGGGTGTCACTGAGAATGCGACCCGCAACGCGGCGATCATCAAGGAAGCGGTTCGGGCGACCTACTACAAGCTTCCCGTGATGATCCTGGTCCAGCGCAAGGATCACGGAAAAGTCCTCGAGAAGGCCCTTAAAGAGAACGGCATCAAGACCGCCTACATCTTCGGCGACTCAGATCAGGCTGCCCGCAAGAAAGCCCTGACCCAGCTCGCCAAGGGCGACATCCAGATTCTCATCGGCTCCACCATCCTCGATGTCGGCGTCGACGTTCCCGCGATCGGCATGGTGATCCTTGCCGGGGCGGGCAAGGCCGAGGTTCAGCTTCGTCAGCGCATCGGTCGCGGACTTCGGGCCAAGAAGTCCGGTCCGAACGTCGCCCTGATCGTCGACTTCTCGGACAAGGGCAACGAGTATCTGTCCAGCCATGCCGCCCAGCGACGCAAGATCATCGAAGACACCCCCGGTTTCGGCGAGAACGTACTGCCGCCGGGTGCCGATTTCGACTTCAAAGCCCTAGGACTCGACCAATGAAAGCAACGCTTACCTATCTGGTCAACGGCGAACCCCAACAGCTTGAGTTCGACTCTGCCTCCGATGCAATCGATGCAGGCGTGCAGAAGCTTCTGTCCTACGAGGGGTACCCAGTCTCGGTCACCTATAACGGCGAGACCCTCGCCACGCAGGGCGACTTCTCGATCCTGTGGGACGACTGGCTTCGATCTGAATCTCGACAATAAGTCACGAGTGATCTAGTCTGTGGCGATTATGGCCGCCGTGTTTGGAGCCGATGTCCCCGCCGAAGCTGGACCGAACTTCGTTCCAGAGCTCGTCGACATCCTTCATAGCCACATCCCACCGCTTGCCATCAACACACAGGTCCTGCTCGAACAGCCCTGGATGTCGTTCCGGGCACGCCACGAGCTTTCGAAATATGGCGTGGGCTGCATTCCGTTCGAAGACCAGTGGCCAACGCTTAGCCGAAACGTCCAAACCGTGGCAGCCATGAACTCCACGGACATCATCGTGATCATGCTCCCGCAAACCACCCTCGACGACTTCGAGAACGGACATCGTCACACAATTATCGAACAAGCGGTCATCGCCATGGGCCTTCACCGCAGCGTGCTCTGCAACAACTACACGGCACTTGGGACATTCATATCGCGACGACTAGAAGAGTCTCCACAATGAACGAAGTCCACCCCCAGGCCCCGGAACTGTTGAAACTCATGGTTGAACTGTCAGCCAAGCACTTTCGGGGCGAATGGGGTGAGGACTTCGAGTATCTGCTGTATGAAAGCCTGCTTATTGGCCCCATTCGAATCAACGGTCACTGGGTCGACCGAATGGACATCGACCGTGTCCGGATATTGTCCGGACGGGTAAACGGCTGGTGGACCCGCACAGAAGGCGAGTTCCACTTCGTGCCGCTCCACATCTGGCACGCCCACTTTGAATCCGAACAGCGACTTGGCTAACCCTATGGACTACTTGGTCTTCTACCGTGTTCTCGAGTCCACCCACGCCCGTTGGGGCCACCAGTGGAGCCACCGCTACGACGTCGTCAGCCTGAGTGAGCCGATCTCGTGCACCGAAGACGTCACCGCAATTCAAAATCATCTCGCCAAGGAACACCCAGGCAAGCGACTCGAGCTCACGTCGGTCACGCCAACAGCCGCGAAATTCAGTCAGCCGTGACTATATTAGCCATACCAACACACGGAGTCCGCCATGAGCATCTGGTTCGGCATCGCACTTCTGTTTCTGGGCGCAACCCTTGGCTTCTTCACGGCCGCCATTCTTTCCATTAACCGACTCGAATCTGATCGAGAGGACCGCCATGCCGAAGATCGTCGCCCTTAAACCCGGCAACAACCCCGATGCAGAGGAAGCCCACAAAGCCATCCTCGACTTTGCCGAAGCCGCTAAAGAAAACGGCGTGACCAGCATCATGATGATCGGGATTTCCCCGACCCAGCATGTGTGCTCGAACTTTCTGGTCGCCCCGGGTGAGCACCTGCGGCTGCTTGGCATCCTTCGGGTTCTGAATCTTCAGCTCGAACTGACGGTTCTTGAGGAATTCGAAGAGTGATTCGCCCGATTCTCCACTACCCGCACCCGACCCTGCTGGAGTACGCCCAGCCGGTCACCGAGATCACCCCGGAGCTCACCCAGCTCGCCACCGACATGATCGAGACGATGTACGCCTATGGTGGCATCGGGCTCTCGGCACCCCAGGTGGGCGTCTCCGTAAGGCTAATCATCGTTCGCTCAGAGAAGCCGAACGACTTCCCCGCCATCGTGTTCAACCCTGTGATCACCCACCACGAGGGCAGCACCATTACTAAAGAAGGCTGCCTGTCGGTCCCCCGGGTCTACGACTGGGTGAAACGCTCCCGGACCATCACGGTCGAGGGTCTCGCCATTACGGGCGACCCGTTCCAGGAAACGGTCACCGGCCTTCAAGCCGTCATCTACCAGCACGAAGTCGACCATCTGAACGGGGTCGAGTTTCTGGACCACCTGACCCCGGGCAAGCGACTTTTGGCACTGAAGAACTCGGCGAAGTACCGAACCTTCACCAAGTGAGATGAGCAAGACCCGCCGCGATCGTGACCGTGTCAAGATGCGGAAAGCGCTCGAGGCGTGGAGGGACGCTGGCCCAAACCGGGGGCCGCTACCACCCGATCTCGAGGCGTACTACCGCACCTGGACCCAGCGTTACCCCCATTGGTGGGATACCGTTCATCATCATGCCCCGAGCCGTAGGATGAATCGGGACAAGCTGCGGAAGGTCATGAAGGAAGAAGCCCCAGACGACGGGAACTGGGCAGACCACAAAAAGCCACACAAGTACTACTGGTAGATCCAAGCCCTATAAGGACCCGAATCCAAATCCACGGAAAATTCAGGCAGAAGGGTTCCGGGGATAAGAGAGTAGGAACTGATGGGTTGGGAGGTTGGTAACTGAGGGCTGGGAGGATCTATAAGGGCCCGGGGTGGATTTCAGGAAAATTTTGGCACCAAGGCCTGGCCAGCCCGATTTTCCGCCCTAGGACTTCCGTCCAAAAAAAAGGGCCGCCCCGTCCATAGGGCGGCCCTTCGTGTCACGCGCCCTTGACAACGAGGGGTGACGATTCGCGTACGATCGTCGCGAGTCGTCGCGCTGTATCAGAGTCAGTCCAGCGCATGAGCCCGACGCGCCCTTGCGTCGATTCTTCGATGAGCCCGAGCGAGCGCAGCGCATATGCGCTACTGCTACGCTGCGTGGGCGCAGTGCCCGTGACACTCACGAAACACTCACGGGCGATGCCCTTGTGTACATTCTCGTTCGTGTCCCAATCGTCAGACAATGCGAGAATGCAGGCCCTGTGCAAGTCGCTCATGCTGTGATGTTTCGACCCTGACGCGAGCGAGCGTACAATCGACGCGAGTTTCACGAGCCCGTAGACGGGAGCCCGTTTCCCGTCTACGTCAACAAGGGCGCCCAATGCGCGCTCGATTGTCGCGCTGCTAATGTCTCCCTGTGCTACGAGTTTAGCAGCGTCATCGAAGAGGGAGGGCGTGAGGGTTACGCGCAATTCGTTCGCCCATTGTTTCGCAGTCTTTTCGTGCTTCGCGTCAGTGAGCGCGAGCCCTTCGAAATGCGCGATAGCAGCGCGGGCAGAATCGATAGCCCGTGATTCAAGGGCGCGGGCGTCAATTGTGTTTGTGAGGGCGGGAGTCTTGATTTTCTTCGACATGATGTTGTCTCTCTCTGTTAGTTAGTGATCGTGCTAGTTGTCTAGCACGGGATCAAGTCTAGCATGATTCATGACTCGTGCAATTATTTTTGCATGGAACTGAAAAGAAAAAGATTCATTCTGAATGCTTCGATGCATAGCAGAAAAGCGGTGTCAAGTATTTTCTGATTCAAAATGAATGTTTTTTATCTTGACAAAAAGAAAAACGTCATTCCCGAAAGTGTACTAAAATATTGACATTCAGAGTGTCAACTAAAATTTACACTTCCCGAGTGTCAATCGGAATTGACAGTCACACTGTCAATCGGAATTGACACTTCCCTCGGGCGTCAAGGATTTGACGGGTGTCAAGGATTTGACGCGGACCCGGTTCGGCAGGCGGACGTTGCGCGGAAGGTACGTCAAACGGTTGACGTTGCGCGGAAGGTACGGCTGCGTGGTGGACGCGGACGGTTCGCGGACGCGGACGGTTCGCATCGGCGACGCGGATGCGGATGCGGATCGTTCGCATCGCGGCGGTGCCATGGAAAGCCCTTCCAGGGCTCCAGAGGCTGCGTCGCCTTAGGCTATGGCCGTTCCATAGGCCGTGCCGTTTCCTATGGCCCACGCATAGGCGGCTCAGTGAGAGGATTCCTAACCAGGCTCCATGGAAGTTTCCGAGCCCGACAAAACGGACAGCCCTTGGGCAATCCGTCTTGTGAGGGGCTGGCTAGTTCCAGCTGGGTTCACGCCCATTCAGCAGCGGCTCCCAGTTTGGGAGGTCGTCCCATTCGAACTCCGTGTTGCCCAGTCTCTTAGGCCCCGACAGATACGCAAACTCGGTGAGTTCGGGCTCTTCCAGGGTCTCGGGGTCCAGAAGCTGACTGTCGAGGGCGTTGGTCTCGAAGGGATCGACGGATCGGGCTGAAACGCGTTCTAAGCGGTTCTGGGTGGTTTTGCGACTCATCTCAGTGCTCCATAGTGGGTTGTATTTAAATCGGCCCTAAAGCGTTTTAATCACGATTTAAGACTAAGTAAGCACTGAGCGGATGTCGAATGGCTTATCGTCGGCGGGATGAAGTTCCAACTAGGTGGTGAATCGGGTGGCGGTCCATGGCGTCGTGTTGGCCGGATTTAGATAAACCCGTCCACGCGGGCTGCCGGAGTTCCATGGACGTATATACGCGCACGTATAGGCGCTGATGTGCGCCTATACGGGTGGGTGGAAGTTAACCGGCGTGTATCTCCGTCGCACCCTTCGCGAGGGCCGCGAGCACCACGTCCTTGAACGCGTAAAGCGGCGAACGCAGCGATCCGTACTCGTTCGCGGGCGGCGTGATGGCGATCGCATCGTTGATTCGAGTGATCAGATTCCAGCTCACGGGAATCGTGGTGGCGTACGTGTCCTCCGGGACCACGTGCCCGACCCGCTCGAAGATGGCAAACGCGGTGGCGTACCCGACGTGCATGGAGTGTGCGTCGTTGGTGAAAACGACCACCCCACAACCCTTGCAGTCGGAACACTCGGGTGTCGGCGAGGAATTCCAGACGCAGGTGCACTCGTACACCTTGGAGATCTGCTCGTCGCCCTCGAAGAAAATGGACATACCCATGATTGAAACTCCTGGCTTGTTGTGACTCTCGACCCTGAAAGTCTCGCAAGCCGGGTGCTGGATGTCGGCTGGATAATGCGCGGCAGATGGGCGGCTACATTCGGGTCCATGGAATGCCCACAGCCCAAGAAAAGGCGGAGACTTCCCCGCCCTTCCAAGTTTCAGCCCTTTAGCGGGTGGCCCGAGTCTTCTCAATGGGCTGGAGCTGATACCCATACGCCCAGTGTCCGTTGTCCAGGTCGTAGACCACCTCGTCGTTCTTCTCGCCCGTGTTGTCCACAATCGTCGCGGGCTTGGGCATCTGCCTGCCAAAGGCCCCGCTCCACATGACCCGCTCGCCAATCTTGAACTGCTGCATGATCAGCCCTCCGCCTGGGCGTACTCGACGATCGCGACCGTGCCCACCAGAACCAGCGACGCGATCATCAGCTCCACGAAGCCCGTGACGACGGACAACACGAACAAGGCGACCCCGAACCATGTGATTGCATTGACTGATTTCATGTGACTCTCCAGTTATGGGTGACTTACTACGCTATCAGTATTCAACCCCAAATGCTGGATAACAAGCATTCCAGCAATGCTACCTATCAAGCACCTATCGGATCTTTCTTCCAAGTACCGTCAGGTCCTGCTCTTCCGTGATGTACTGAACCGCGCCTTTATTGAATTGCGGTGCGAGTCGCTTTGACTTGGCGATGATCGCTTGCTGAACCTCTGGAGATTCACGCGCCAGCATGACCGGGTCCATGACCGAGTTTCGCACGGGCTGAAACGGCGTCGCCGTAACAACACTCGGAAGGTGCGACACGTCCGCCCGACGATACGGGCCTGAAGCCAGCTGGAGATCACGAAAGGGCGGCTTGGGTAACTTCCGCGAGACAATCTTGGATTTCTTGCGTCGCCGTGACTTGGGCACTGCCGTGTACACCAACATGGCCGTACCTCAACCCAACTCGTCCAGGGTGGCGATGATCTGGTGGGCGACATCAGCCGCATCCATGCCATCCTCAAACGCGATGACATAGGGAAAGTCGGACAGGTCCCGACAGCCTACCCCGATCTCAGAATGAAGCCGGGTGTCGATCTCCGTCATGAACTGTTCGAACTGAACCTCGTAACTCGTCGCTGCCATGTGACTCTCCCGAAGGGCTGATCCAACAGTCATCTGACTGCCCGAACAGTGTCATGCTGGATTAAGTCACCAACAAGTGTGTTTCGTTGGCAAGTAGACGGCTAAATTCAGCCCTTACCATGGTCAGACTTTTCGGCGGCCATAAGAGATCTATTCTTCTATTCTCCTAGTTCTTCTTTTCTTAAAGAGAGTTTCCCCTGGCAGCGGTTCTTTTATAGGTGACGGTAAGAGAATTTTTCATCATGGTAATAGGCGAAATGATGCCCAAACCATGGAAACCGTCCATTTCGCCTGTTACCACGACCATCTTGCGCACCATGGCAGCACGCCGTGCCAAGTCTCCATGGACTCGTGCCGTACCGTATCCATGGCACGCCTTGCCATGTCTCATTCAAGGCAAAGCCATGGCCTCGCCACGTCTTTGATCGCCTTAGGCTATGGAAAACCCATAGCCAGGCAATACATCCATACCCGCCTATATGGCAATTTCGAAAGATCAAGCTCTATGGCTTCCCAGGGAAGAAAACTTCCATGGCTAAACAAATCAATCATCCAAAAAGAAGCCCGGCAAGGTTTTCACCGTACCGGGCTAAAGTTTCACTAACTAACAACACCATCTTCCCAGACACACTCAATCGGTGCAACCCGAGGACTCCTCAAGGGCTGCCAGGTTCGAACCGACGATCGGGCGGTGACAGCTCTCCGGGGGGCGAGTCACCAACCCAGCGAAGACACACACCAGTACCGTCCCGATCGTCGGCCCCAAACAGTCAGTCTCCCGACTGTCAGACCGAGTCCAGCGCGACAGCCACAGACGGGATCAACGTCTCGGGCTGCCATCCCGTGCTCGACTCGATGAGTGAACTGTAGACCCCCAAGGGACGGATGTCGGTAGGCATCTGGGTGGTAAACAAAGGGCCCCAGCCATGGCACTTCACCATGGCCAACTTTTGGAAAGATCATCATGGCGCACCTGGCCTGATTTCCATGGACTGGTCCAGGTCAAGAACACAGCAGGAAATGGATTCGTGGAATTTTGGGTCGAGGCGGCCCTATTCCTCTACCCCTCAGTTACCGTCTCCTCAGCTCCTCTACCCCTCAGTTACCGTCTCCTCGGCCTCAGTTACCGTCTCCTCGGCCTCAGTTACCGTCTCCTCAGCCTCAGTTACCAACACTTCAGCCTCACTTCCCAACACTTCAGCCCCAGTCACCAACACTTCAGTTCCTCAGTTCCCAGTTACCTACTTCTCAGCCCACTCATGACAGACCATCCCTAGTTCCCATTCATGGTCTATCTATCCCTTGGGATGGCTGTACTCATGGGGAGCCGTGTCTCTTACTGCCTTCCTTGGTGCGGTAGAGGTAAACCCTTGCTGCTATGGCGGGAGATCTTTCCTAGATAGATCACTCCCTATGCTCTCCATGGTCTTTGCTATGGGGTTTGATGGCATTCCTGGGTGATCTCTGTACGGAAGCTGAATTGACTCCGGGAATTGCCAACTGAATGGGATGGGCTGCCGTGATTGTTCTCTTGATGAAATGGCATTCCCGAACTTTTAGAAAGTTGGCTTTGACTGACTTACATGTCCATCTCAAATCCCATTTCTTGACCTTGGATTTCAGACGGGAAATTCCGCTTCGGGGCTTTGCTTTTGGTAAGTCCTTGGTGAATAAGGGCTTTTAGGTGGAAGTATAAGTTCTTGAATGGAGATTCTTGCTCCGAAGCGTTTTAAGACGATCTGGGACTAGGTACGGGGTGGGGGTGGGTCAGGGTAGTGGGTCTGTCTGCACCTACGCTGGCCGGGCTTCTGCGTTCGTTCTGTGCGTTGGTGCGGGGTGGGGTCTGGGCTTGGGTTGCGGGTTGTTGGAGTGGGGGCTTGGGTCTGCCATGGTGGTTGGGTGGGGTGGGCAAAGGCGTTGGTGCCCTTGCCGACCTTTGTGGGGTCAGTCTGTGGATTCGAGATCGTCGATCCGCTCTTCTTCGTCGGAGTTGAGATTCCACTCCTCGATCAGATCCTCGTCGTCCATGTTCTCGTAGCCGTCATAGACGCCTTGTGGGCCGGTGGCGAACAGTTCGCGAAGGTACAGGTCGGGGCTGCCTTCCTCATAGATCGCGTCCATGCGACGGTTGATAAGGCCTTCGATCAGTTGGTCACGAGTCATGGGTGGGGTCTCCGTATTGGGTTTTGAGGAAATTTGCCGTGTCTACGAGAAGATCGACGACGTTGGTACGTGGCGAATCCTCAAGGGGTCGCCATATCGACAGCCAGTAGTTGTCCTTGTGGTCGGGGTTTTCGACTGCGGTGAGAATGCGGTCGAAACTCCAGTCCTGCGGGAAGTCGGACAGGAACAGCCGACAGGCATTCAGTTCATGCTTGGTCATGGGCTAGTCCTTGAGATCAGTAGGTGAGCCGTCGTCAACGGCGTAGCAGTCCTCGCAGTACCACCAGAGGGGCTCTGCCTCTGAATCCACCTCGACGAACTGGAGATCACCGTTTAGGGACTCCCGATGCCATGTCGGGAGCGCGATCTGGACGTTTTTCGAGCCGCAAGTCGGGCAGCTCCAACGGGGATGGGCCGTCATGACTGCCTCCAGAGGCGGGCCATATAGGCGTACTGGCGAAAGGTTCCGCCAGGGATACACCTCGGGTCGGGTTCCTTGTAGATGCAGACGGGCCGTCGGGGGAGCACGGCGTCAAGGAAGGCATGAATGAACTTCATGAGACTCTCCTGCGGTTGGTCACCGCTGACTTAGTTTGGCTAGCAAATCTCGAAACCTTCGGAGGCCCGACAGAACTCGGCGAACTCCTTGACGTTCCCGACGTCGAACGGATAGTGGGCTTTGAAGGGGCGGACATGACCCACGCCGTCGCAGCCGTTGCACCAGCCTATTTGCCCTGCGCGGGGGTGGCCAACCTGGTCTGCGGGGATCGGACGCTGGGGCATCCTCATCTCCTGCCCGATGCGGTCCGTACGAATTCCCGTGCCCTCGCACCACTGGCACTGCTCGTCCGGGAGGGCCTCGATGGAAGCCTGACGGAGGGCTGCGTATTCGGCCGTCCGACCCGATGCGATTTCCGCCTCGAGAATGTCGGCCAGCCTGGCTGCGTTGTCCGCGCTCAAGCCGTCGCCGTCGTTCGTGTGCCAGTGCTTGCAGTTGGCTGCGACATCTGGCGCGATCTCTAGGATGTAGTCTGCCAGGGGATGCCACCACCACACGTTGTTGCGAAAATAGTTTCCAGATTTGCCGTAAACATCCATACCCATGATGACTCTCCGTTAGATGTGGGCCATGTAAAGTTCGTACGCCGCGTCCTCGTGCATCCCGTTGAGGATGCGGCCAGGGGAGCGCAGCAGCGAGGGGTTGGCAATGACTGCCTGAATTTGCTCCTTGCTCATGCGCTTCGTCTCCATGAGACGCCCGAGGTTGTCCACGAAAACGATGCGGTCACGCAGCAACTTGGTCAGATGGGAACGCTTGTGCCAACGCTCGAATGCGTCGCCAATCAGCAGATCGGCGTTGTAGATCAGCTCCATCTTGCGCGTGGGGTCCATCGGGTCGTCGTATTCCGTGACCATCGGGGGTAGCGTCTTGCCGTAGGCATTGAGCGCCTGCTCCAGACTCCAGGGCGTGTACTCGTTGGGTCCGCCGCGCCCTGCGTTGCGCACCGTGCCTGAGCGGGTGCCGTTGATGTAGACGCTGGCTTCGAAACAGTCGGTTTCTTCGCTGGCGAAGGCCGCGTGCTTGACGTTTTTCAATTCAATCCGCATTTGCATGACTCCTTGTGCCGGGTCGCTGCGACCCTGTAGCGTTATGCTCGCAAGCGATGGGCTGGAAGTCGGCTGGATAACGCTTGGCCCCTTCAAGTGCCGTCTCGCTACACTGGACGCAGTAGTAGGCTGCGAACGCTGGCCCATCGAGATCCGCCAGCGCGATCTCAATGGCGGGCCACGCGCCACAAACGGAACAGCGAACCCGGAGCCCTACGTGGTGCGGCTCCACCTTGATGGGTTGGAGGTTCATGTCCGCTCTTCTTCGGGTTTGGGTCGGGCGGCCGCAAGGGCTAGCCGTGCAGCCCACTTGGCCGTGCGTCGGGTTTCGGACGTTTCTTTCGTGCCGTCGAACTCGGGCATGGCGAGCATCAGCTCCAAGGCCTCGTAGAGGTTGGGTGCCGCAGCGATCAGCCGCGCGTCCGACTCACCGCAGCCCAGTTTCGTCAGAGTGGCGCTGCCTTCCTGCTGCGGGTAGTCGATGAACCAGTAACCGTGACGGGTTGACTGCCGCAATTCCCAAGGTCCAGGGGTGTGGGCACTCATATCAGGCCCCGCTCGGCGAACGACACATGGCCTGCGTGCGTGGCGATGATGTGGTCGAGCACACGGACGTCGATGAGCGCCAATGCGTCCCTGAGGCGCGTCGTGATGTTTTCGTCGGCGCGACTGGGCTCCGTGACGCCGCTCGGGTGGTTATGAACGAGGATGACGGCCGCCGTGTTGCGGGCCAGCACCTCCTTGACGACTTCGCGTGGAAAGACCGACGCACCGTCGATCGTGCCGCGAAAGAGTTCCTGACACTCGATCAGGCGATGCCGATTGTCGAGATGCATGATGGCGAACACCTCGTGCTCAAGTGAGCCGAAGCGCAGCCGGCAGTACTTCGCCGTCTCGCGTGGGCTGGCCATAACGAGCGGCTCGACGAGTCGCATCCGTCGCTCGAGAATCTCCAGAGCCTGATTGATGATCGAATCCTCGTTATCGACCTTGGACGGGAGATAGGCCACTGCCGCCTCCGATCGCACTTGCTTTGCCATGTCGTGACTCCTTGCGGCATGTGCCGCGTTACGCTTGATGTAGAGTCATCATGTCACGGGTTACTTAGGATTGCGGCTGGAACAAGGGTGGCTGATGCAAGTGCCTAAAGACCTCATGGCGCGACTGGAGGGTATCCGGGGATACGCTCGGGGAGCGTACCAACATCCTCACCCTCAAGATTCACCAAGATCCGTACAAAGTAGTTGGTGCAGGGCTTGGTTGGCTTGAACGTTGCAGCCATCGCGCCAAATATCGTCGTTGGCTGGGGCGGGCACTCCGTACGCATCTCGTACCGATACGGGTTCGCCTGCCACTTTGCGAGACGCTCCGCCTCGCGCCGCTTCCTAGACTCTTCCATGCGGACGAGGATTTTCTCGATCTCTCGTCTGGTCAGCGTGGCGTCTTCCGCCATTACCCGGGACCAGAGCTCCGCCTCAATGATCGAGGCGCGATCACGCAGCTCCGCGTCATGTCTTTCAACTTCCGCCCGCAGACGCTGGATTTCTGCCGGATCGACCTTCTGGGCCAAGGCGAGTTGACTCACCAGGGCCACTCCTACCGCGAGTGCAACCCTTTTCATGCGACGTCCACCTTGTAGCCGCGATTCATCCACGCTTCCATCTTAATGTTTCGCAGCCAATCTTCGACAGATGGGATCCGCCCGCCGCAGTCTTCCTTGACATGCTGCTCGCCGATATAGCGAACAGGCACTTCGCGACCGTCCGAGTTGACGATGATCCGTCCGAATACACGCTCCGCCTCGAAGATGCCTTGCGCGTGATGACGGAGCGCCCGATGACGGGCATCCGCGAACATCTCCTTCGTTGCGTCGAACCAATCGTGGATCGCCGCGTAGTCCTCGGGCTTGCCGCCCCACTTCTTGACCGTAGTCATTGCGTGATGGTGCGGGTGCATATCAGCCCTCCTCAACATCGACGGTTTCCGCCTCGTCCACCCATGCCGCAGTATTTTCGTAACCGGCCCAGTCGTAGATTGTGGACAACACTTTCTGCACCACCTCTACAGCCTCATCGGCCGCATCGCTATCCGGGTCGTCGATGCCGTCGAACTCGAATACGGCGACAACACGCAGTTTCTTGCCCGCCATCTCACACCTCCTCGCGTTGGTTGGCGCTGATCTCGATGGCTTCACGCAGGAGTAACTCCAACTCGCTGATGCGTGCCTCCAAATCTTTAATCTGCTTCTCGCGCAAGGCGATGACACGGTACAGCAGGTGTTCATGCTTCTCGCTCATTTGTTCCGCGTCCATCTCACACCTCCACGTTGAACAAGTGGGTATCCGTCTCTGTGTAGTTGACGCCAACTTCCAACTCGATGACGGGCTCGCCACTGTTGTCGAACTTGACCGTGAACGTGCCTTGTCCACCGTCGTTGTTGTACCAATCCAGTCCGGTCTGACTCAGTGCCTCGTAGCACACCTGTTCCAGCACCATCGTGATGTCCTTCTCGGGTACTCGGACCTCGCTGTCCTCCCAACTCCGCGTCATGTCGTTGTAGACGGACTTCTTCTCCCAGGCATTGGCGAACATGACGCCTTCCAGTTTGATGGGGCTGCCGGGCAGCCAGGCGGACTCATCGCTCTTTTCAGCCGAATACGCCATCACGCTGTCGATCGCGCCACTGTCGCCGCCTCCGGAGAACGAAACCTCCAGGAGCGCGACACCAAGGGATTTCAACTGCGCCATAAGGCGGTCCTTGTCGTCTAATGTTGGAAAGATTCCGCTGATTTCTGACATAGAGTCCTCCTGGGCCCTTAGGCCCAAACCATCCAAATGAGAAATGAAACCGCTGCCACAACCTCAACGGCCGCGAGCAACCCTGCGCCGCTGTGCTTTTGCATCCAAATGAACCCCAGAACTGTGGAAAGAAGGCGGGGTCCGTGAAGACCCCGCTCCTG